ATGAAAAACCTGATTGAATGTTTACAGATGGTACAGTGCTATGAGATGAAAATTGATTGGGGCTGGATCAACGATAACGGCGAAGGTTGCCAAATGGCCGTTAAGGATGGCTATATAGAATTAGTAAAACAACCATACGATGATTGGTGTGGTAGCGTTCCGATATATGCAAAACTAACACCTAAAGGCAAAAAGGTATTAGATAAGGTTTCGGACATTCATCGCAAAAACCTTAAAAACATGTTGTCTAAAAATAGTGACGGGGATTCAAAATCCCAGGTCAATCGATCTCTTTAACACGCTCATGCACTTTTTTCATCAGTTCCTTTTTATCCTTGTCGGGCAAGTTTTCAAGGATTATCTCACAAAGAGCCTGTGTATAGCGAAGGTGCAAAATGAGCCAATTAAATTTTACTTCATCCATGCTGCTTAATATTAAAGTGAAACACTTCCAAAGTTAATGAAAATTAAAAATGATATAAAAATGAAAACAGCTAACCGGATTTTTATGGCCGTGTTCGGCCTTATCGGGGTAGGTTCCCTGATTGGTGTATTGTTTTTTAATGCCCCATGGCACGCAGTTACCGCCTCGTGCTGCGTGATAATGATTGCCGCGCTTGTTTGCGACGATGAAGTTAAACAACAACCTTGTATGGATGTTGTTGTGGTAAAGCCATGTTATAAAAACCTGAAACTGAAATTAAGTAGGCGGCTCCTTTTATTTGGTTGTATAATGCCCTTTTTGAAAATAGCGACAATCCTTTTTTCTCATAAAAAACAACGTCAGCAAAACTTTGATCTTCTTCTTCGAAAGGTAATGTTACGCTTCTCTTTAACTGAGTCGCTATTTGTATCATTTCTGCATGTTTTAACAGAAATCCGATTGCCACTTCGTTCAATTCCTTCGAGTGCGACGAAATAACTATCCTGCATTTAAGATTATATCTCTTCATAGCAATTAATTTTTGTTTGGCGACATAAAGTTAATCAATTCCCGGGAAATGGCGCGATGCTGCCCGACCGAATCGGGCCCCGGGAACCAACAGTGAAAAAATGAGCAGCAACCCTTACGAATATCATAACGATCAGCTTGGAGTACAGGCCGCCTTTTTGTTTGAAGGCCGCAACCAGCACGAAGATAGTCTTTGTCTGATCGGTGATCGTGGGTTGCGGCATCGCATTAAATCAGGAAAAATATGCCGGCTGCGGGCGCAGGGGCCAAACACACCGTTGCTCGTGACATGGTTGTCATTACCGCCGCAATGGCAGCGCGCGTTGATTGACCGGTTTGGCGAACCGGCAAAACGTACAACAGAAGGCCGTTTTGTAAGGCATTTCATTCGTGATACAAGGGCTTATGATTTTTATTTAACTTATAAATTTTCGGACGGATCAAGGATTAACGAAGATCATAAGATCGAAGAATATACTCTGAATGCTTCGGTTTTAAACACACTTGATTTATTATATAGAAAGCAGAAAAGTACAGTTATTGGAATGAGGGGGACACCAAATTCAATGGTGAAAAATGGCAACAAAACAACTGTCTGGGATATATGCGCTGCTGAATGCGACAACTTTAAAGATATTCAGGCTCATACACTGCCATCAAATTCAGCAGCATTGCGTCGAAAATTAAGGGAGTATAAAAACGAGGGCTACCAGTCCATCATACATGGCAATTGGTGTAATAAATCGGCACGAAAGGTATTCAGTGACGAAATTGAGTTATTGAATAACCTTTTTGCTGATGTTCATGAAAAACCAACCGCTACCGAAGTGTCGCGCCGTTACGATGGTTTTATCGATGGTTATGTGGATGTAATTAATAACGCCACCGGCGAAATGTACAACCCTGCCGATTATCCTAAATTATCTAATGCCACCATTACAAATTACCTGGCTAAATGGGTAAACAAAGCCGGGACACATGCCATAAGAAGCGGCAACCGCCAGGTATTAATGTCGAAATTTAAACTATATCACACGTTAGAACAGCCCAAATATGCCGGAAGTATTATTTCAATCGATGACCGTCAGCCTCCGTTTGAATACGCAGACGGGAAGCGTGCATGGTTCTATAATGCTATTGACCTTGGTTCGGAAGCGATTACCTGCTGGGTGTATGGCACAACAAAGGAGGGGATTATTGATGACTTTTACCGGCAACTTGTGCGTAACTATTCGATGTGGGGAATCAACCTTCCGCTCGAACTCGAAGGCGAAATGAGTTTGAACTCAAAATTTGTAAACTCATTTCTTCAGGATGGGGCCATGTTTGCAAAGGTGCGCATCGAGGCGAACAATGCACGCGGGAAACGAATAGAGGCCTATTATCGTCAGCTTCGTTATGGTATTGAGAAGAGCCGGGTAGGTTGGATTGCCCGCCCGTTTGCCGTGTCGGAACCGAACCAGGCCAGTTCGGCGCCGGTTCCGCTGGTTCCATACGAACATATTATTGACGGCTGTTTAGATGACATTGTCACCTGGAACAATATGGAACACTCGAAACATAAAGGCGTTTCCCGGTGGAAGTACTTCCTCGACAACCAGCATCCCGATACCCGGCTTACCAACTGGCGGGCTATTCTTCCACATATCGGGTATAAGACAGAAACATCGTGCAACGTGGGGCAAATCCGCCTGCAAAACCAGCTTTTTGTATTAGGAATCGACAGTAAACCGGCTTATTCAGACCGGCTTATTCCATTGATGGAACTTATTGAAGGCAAGGATATAGACGTGTATTGGCTTGACGGAAACGACAGTAAAATACTGAAAGCGCTGGTTTACATCGCCGGAACCGATCAATATGTGTGCGAAGCGGTGGCAAAACCCACCTATTCGCGTGCAACTTTCGAGCAAACAGACGAAGATCGGGCCAACCGCGAAGCAATGAGTAAATACGTGGCATCGGTTGAAGGATTTATTAACAGCCGGAAGCGCAGCATTGAGAAAGTTACCGTGATAAACAACCGGCCTCGTACAATTGCGAACGATTTTCAAATCCCCGGCCTTCGCAAACCGGTTGCAGAGCGCATTGAGCCGGTAGAGGTAATGGACGAGCCTGACGACGACTTCAATAACATTGAAATGACTTATAAACGCACTTTAAAGGATAGATATTAATTTAAAATTACACCTATGGCTATTACTTTAACAAATGAATTCAGGGAAACAGTTGCGAGCAGGTTGATTGAGCAACGTATGAACTTTGACGGGTCGAACGCTCAGTTTTCGCGTATGCACGGCATGTCGGCAGCAATATTTACCCGCCTTTTTAATGGTGAACGCGACAACCTGCTTTCGCCAACAAAATGGCTGATTATTGGGCAAAATTTGGGTATTACGCTCGATGAACGCGAGTGGGCAACTGCGCGGACGGATGTTTTCGACATCATTGAGGAAGACATTATTTTCTGTAAAACATTCTCGAAAGCCCGGATATGTGTCGATGATTGCGGGATCGGTAAAACCTACACGGCCCGCTACCTCAGCCGGACATTGAAAAACTGCTTTTATGTTGACGCCTCGCAGGGAAAAACTAAAATGCAGTTCATTAAACTGCTGGCCAAAACAGTTGGCGCCGATGCTTTGGGGCGTTTTTCAGACGTAAAAACCCGCATTAAATTTCATTTACAGTCGCTTACCAGGCCGATTTTAATCATTGACGAGGCGGGCGACCTCGAATACAACGCATTTCTCGAACTGAAAGAACTATGGAATGCCACCGAAGGGTATTGTGGCTGGTATATGATCGGCGCCGATGGCCTTCGTGCGAAGATTGAACGCGGTATATCGGGGAAAAAGGTTGGTTATGCCGAAATTTTTAGCCGGTACAGCGAAAAGTTTACCACCATAGTACCGAAAGACAGGGTGCAGCGCAATCAATTCTACCGAAAGCTGATTACCGACACGCTGAACGCTAATAATTGTCCGCCCGATAAAATACGAAAAATTGTAAACCAGTGTCTGGCAAACGATAACGTGTTTATTGGCGGGTTGCGCCGCGCCGAATCGCTTCTTATTCTCAATTCTGAAAATGAAGATTAACATGGAAAAGCAAGCAAAAATACGCATCAAATTCGAGGACTTCGGAAACTTCACATTCCTTGACCTCGACAGCAACGGTAAGGTAGTCGATTGCCACCCGTATCACCGTCAGATTTGGATAGGTCGCCAAATTGATCTGGAAACTGTAAAACAGGGTTTTTATCCTGAATACATAATTGGAGGCATCGCCCGCGAAACACTGAATTACAGGATTAAAAAAGTGATTGAATTATGAAAAAGAAAATTTATTTCGAAGATCATGGGCAGGATTTTCTTTGGTGGATTATCGACGAAAACGGAACCGTAATTGATTGCGGACCATTTCAGGCTTCTGTTTGGGTTGATTGCAAAGTTTTAAATAACGAGATTGAAATTGGGGAATTTGTGGTATTTGAAACTAAAGTTGGAGATATAATGGAGTTGAAATATTCAATAGAAAAAATTGAAGAATTATGAAACGCTCCTTATCAACCCGCAACCTTTTTGACATGCGCCTTGGGCGCACGGTCCAATTTCAGAACCCGGTATTTGAAAAAGCTATCGGTGATGCTGAAATGAAAGGCATCTGGCTGATTTATGGCCCCGAAAAAAACGGGAAAACATGGTTCACCTTGCAATTAGCAAAGGATTTGGCAACTGCCGAAAAGGTACGCTACATCAGCGCCGAGGAAGGCACAGATAAGAGCTTCCGCGATGCCATCACCCGCGCAGGGATTACACCGGCAGACCGGATAGTTTTCGATGAGTACATGCCCGTTCCTGAACTCGAAGAAAAGATTAAGAAATACAAACAGCAGCGGATCATATTCATCGATAACCTGGTGGTGTATGGCGACGAACTAAAAGGCCTCGGCCTTCGCCAACTAAGCGAACGGCACCCCGACAAGCTATTTGTTTGCGTGGGGCACGAGGAACGAAAGGAACCTTACCCGGCAGCCGCAAAAATGGCTAAAAAGCTGGCGAAAGTGTATATACAAGTACGGGGCTTAAAGGCCTTTGTAGTCTCACGGTTCGCGCCCCAGGGCGGCGAAATTACTATTTCAGACGATATGGCTGAAATGTATTGGGGATAAACCGATTTACAATTTACGATTATGGCTAAAAAATCAAAAATGTACAGGTTGACGTTTGCTGTAAAAAAGAAATATCCCGATCTGCAAAAAAAAAGGAATCAACGGTTTTTTATAGCAAATACACATACCGCGATAGAAGTAGTGAAAGACAAGCAGTACGAACAGCTTTCGCGTGAATTCGGGTTTTGTATTCAAACATCTATTATTTAATTATGACTAAAAATAGCATTACAGAAGGCATACAGGTATGCGATTTTAAAAACGTACTTCATATTGCGATGGCAAAACAGCACTCGTCGAAATACATTGGCGTGCTTGAATGTGAAGGCAAACCACTGCACGGAAAAGAACTGGTAAAGGAAGTACACACGCCGGTTCGCAGCTTTATGAAATTCGGAAAACCGAAAGTTTGGTTTTATATCAACGAAAAGGATTCTCCGATTTTTACGTCGATCGATGATCTTGTTTTACACTATCACAACAGCGAACAATGATACTACCATTTTCAACAAAGTTCACGGACGGGACGCCAACTCAATTTATAGAAAAGACTTAAGCAATTCTGAGATTAAGATTCTTGCCAAAAATGACGGATTTAACTCAGTTGAACAATTCTTTTCGTGGTTCAAATCCGATTTCTCAGGGAAAATTATTCACTGGACTGACTTTAAATATTAACTCAATACAAAATGGAAAAAATATTACAACATCAACAAATTTACCCTTTGCCGTTCGAGCAGATAGAAAAAAATAGCTCGTTTGAGCAGATTCTGGGGCGTAGAAAAAGCGACTACACCGAAGATGAAAGGAAGGCCCGCTGGCAAAAAGCAATGGCGCTACCTGGAGGGCAAAGAGTAAATGAATATTACTCAAACATATATGAGTGCAGCGATTGTACGCACTTTCAAAATGGTTGGTGCGGATATGCTTCATTGCCTTGCGGTGTTAATCCTATTTTAACATATAAAGATGGAAGTCTAGGGATGGCTTGTCAGGGTATAGGACATCAGTCTGTTGTCGCAAAACAAATGCAAATTGAATTTGATAATTCGGAATTATGAAAACAATAAACGACAAACAGCAAACCTGGTTATTGCGCCGCTTCCATACCCTCTGTACCCGCATCGGCATGGAGGACTACGAAAAGAGGACAATGATCGAAAGTTACGGGGTGTCCAGCAGCCGCGACCTTAACTGCGTGCAGCTTGATGAACTTATTAAAAAGTTGGAAATAATTGCCAACCCGGCGCTGGCCGACATGGATAAATGGCGCAAGCGGGTAATGGCTGCCATTGGCGGCTGGATGAAGATTACCGGGCATGAAACCAACGCCGTCCTTATCAAGTCGATAGCCTGCCGGGCTACGGGGCATAAGTCGTTTAACGACATCCCCCGCGAGCGGTTGATCAATGTCTACTATGCTTTTCTGAAAAAACAGAAAGATCTTTCGGCAGTTTATCAGTTTACACAGGAGGAACTCGAAATACTTAGCTATCTCAATTAAACAGCATGGCATACACAAGTGAAAATTTTCTATTGAGAGTAATCGAGATTCAGGCTATTATGCTTGAATACAAAAAAAAAGGTGTGTCGCAAACATGGGTCTACTTTAATGTGATCCGCGACCGCTATCATATTTCGCAATCAACTTTCAATAATTACATGTGTATGCGGGCGAAGGCTAAATTAACAGAACTTAAAAAAAATAGAACATGCAAGTAACCATTTCAAAAAGCACAGCAAAAGCCCTGAAAAAGAGTATGGGCTTTACTTTCGCTGCGGTAACCAAGAAACCCGAACACCGCGAATTCGACAACGAAACCCTTCAGATTTTAGGCATTACCCGGGAGCAATGTTTCGGCATGGCCCGATTAATTGATCAAATAAATATCAAACTTAAAAACAAGTAAGTATGCAAGAAAAAACACTATCGGATCAGGCAATTGACCTGACCAAATTCTCGGCAGCCCACCTTGAAAAGCTGCTGGAGCAAAAGAGACAACAGGAACACGACGAAAAAATCCGACAGCGCGAAGTCTACCAGGGCATACGTGCCGAGGTAGTGCTGAAAATTGAACAACAAGTACGTGTGGTAACAGAGAACGTTCGTGGCCTGTTTGCCTTCGTTTCAGACGAAACCGAAGCATTCCGCAAGGTGATGGAGGAATACGGACAACTTCGGTTCGATAACCAGCTATCGTTCACCCTTCAGGAAGGAAACTTTAAAATTGAAGTGAAAACAAACAAGGTAAAGAAATTTGACGAGCGCGCCGACGTGGCTGCCGCCCGGTTGATTGAATTTCTGCGCAACTGGATTGCCGGGAAAGAAAAAGGTACCGACAATCCGATGTATCAACTTGCCATGACCTTGTTGGAACGCAATAAGTACGGTGATCTTGATTATAAGTCGATCTCAAAGCTGTACGATCTTGAAGAACAGTTCAACGACAATGACTATTCTGAAACAATGAGCCTTTTCCGCGAATCGCACCTGGTTGAAACCACCGCTACCAACTTCTATTTCTCGGAGAAAAACGATATGGGGGTTTGGAAAAAACTTGAACCTAGTTTTAACAGGCTATAAAGCAGTACCACCGCCTGCGCCTGTAAGTTTAGGCGGTGGCCTGCCAGTACGAATTATATAATAAAACGCTATGCAAATTACGGAAAAAATTAAATCATTTGAAGATGCCTGCGCGCATCATGGTATCGAACCGAATATTCCCGATGTATCTGGATTGATGCCAAAGCATCAGGAAGCAGTTGTAAACTTTTACAAATTGTCAGTCATTACATCGGCACTAAATGAAGGCTGGGAAAAGGACTGGAATAATTACAACGAATACATCTATTACCCTTGGTGGTATGTCGAAACTCTTGGCTCGTTTGCCGGTCTCGCGGATGCGTTTACGTCTTACGCGGTGTCGTATGCGGATGCGCTTCTCGGTTCTCGGCTTGGCTTTAAAACGCGGGAACTGGCACGGTACGCGGCTTCGCAATTTCGCGATATATATCGCGAAATTATTTTGTTCACTTATCCAAAAACAAATGGAAACAGCGATCAGTCAGAATGAACAAATACGCAGGCATCTCGAAGCGGGGAAAACAATTACCCCGCTCGATGCCTTGCGGCAGTTTAACTGCCTGCGCCTCGGCGCACGAATTCATAACCTGAAGAAATGCGGCATGGTCATTCATTCGCGGCTGGTAAACCACAACGGCAAACGATTTGCCGAATATTTTATATAAAATGATTATAGCAATAGATTTCGACGGAACGCTGGTGGAAGACAAGTGGCCCGATATTGGCCCCATGATCCCCGAACAGTTCGACCGCGCTAAAACGCTCAGGTCCGAGGGACATCAACTCATTTTGTGGACCTGCCGTGAGGATTCGGTACAGCGCAAACACCTTACCGAGGCAGTGGCCTTCTGTTCGCTTATGGGGCTGCATTTCGACGCCATTAACGAGAACCTGCCTGAGCATCCTTACCTCCACCTTGGCAACAGCCGTAAGGTTTACGCAGATAAATACATTGACGATAAAGCATTTAAAAGCCTTTGAAATGAAAAAGAAACAACGTTTAAGTAATCACGAAATATGGCACCAGTGCATTCGTTGCGGCCACTGGTTCGACCGGAGGCTGCATGGCGATACCTGCCCCGACTGCGGGGCGCACATACACGCCAGCGCATGAGCGACGAACTTACCAGTCGTGTAGTTTTCAGGGTGAAACGTATTACCTACGCCCGCCGCATGTGTTCGTACTGCGGCGGAACCGCTAAAGTTACACGAGGCTATAAACAGGAAACATGCCCTGAATGTAAAAACGGGGTAGCGGTTTTTGAACATCAAACAGAAGTCGATCTGCTTGACGCACTCGAAGAATTAAAACTTATAAAACGAAAAAACAGATGAAACGGGAAATAATACGCCACCGGAGGCTTGACCTCATTAACTCGCTGCCGCGTGGCGGACAAAAAAAAATAGCAAGGTTGTGCAGCACATCTGGTTCTGTTGTTTCTGCAATGCTTAACGGATACCGTAACCAAAACAGCGATTCGGGGCGCATGATTATGCGTCTGGCCGAACAAATGGCCGAGCGCGAAGCCGGACGTCAGGCGCGCAAACAAGCAAGCGAATGGTACCGAAACAAAAAGAATAACTGATATGAAAACACTGATACCAATCCTTCTGATCGTGCTTGCTTCGTGCAAAACCGATCTTCCGGAGAATAATTTTGTTGGCACCTATTGGTACTCGCCCGACACAGCTTTAATGGCCGAAATAGGCGGAAAATGCGTACTGGAACTCGATTTTTACAGTTACGACCAGTGCCAGCAGGTTTCTATACAAAAAGACACCGATTTGCATAGCGGCACCTGTGTGTACATTGTACCGGGTACATACAACACGTGCGGCATGTGTGTAAACTTTAAAATTAACGGGGTAACTACCTCGGCAGTTATACAGAACGATACATTACTGGTTACCAGCAACGGACAGATATGGAGGAAACTTAAAATTTGTAATTGACAACGATTAAATCGTTAAAAATGGAAAAGAATGAAAAGCAAGCAAAAGGGTTACAATTGACAAAGGATTCAACCCCTGCAATTGTGAAGAATTACTTTGAGAAAATCCTTGAACTTAAACAAATCGGGAAAGACTTCCCGGTAAACCTTGATGATGCGTGGCCTTTGGCTTATTCAGAAAAAGGGAAAGCAGTAAGAGCATTAAAAACAAATTTTGTTGAAGATGTTCATTATCAAGTTTTAGCCCAAAATGGCAAAAACTCAAAAGGAGGGCGTCCTGTCACTGAATACTGGCTTTCAGTGCCCTGCCTTGAATATTTTATTGCGAGCCGTGTACATCCTGTTTTCGAGGTTTACCGTAAAGTATTTCATGCAACCATTGAACAGAAACAGCAACCGAAGCAATTAAGCCAAACAGCAAGCAAGTACCAGGAAAAAACGGTATTTGCTGTAAAGATGGGGCAAATCATCAATCAAATTTATGTAATCGATGGTGTTATATACGCCAAAGCATCGCCAATAATGAAATATATTGGCTATTTGAATGGAATAAGCACACAGCAAATAGACCGTATTGGCCGCCAGTATTTTGTACAGGTTAAGATTGGCTTGTCAGATGTATGGTTTATAAATATGGAAGGTTTTAATAATTTATTACAAATGACAACAATACCGGTTAAGGTTTCGGTTATTAGCAACATATATCATGATCTATACGGCGTTGAAATACCTGATGACGAATCACCTTTTACTTATAAGTTTACCGATAGGGATATATTACAAATTATCGAAGAGATAAATAAAAAGCCTATCCATAAGGATAAAGTATTAAGTTTATTATTAAATGGTAAACAATAGGAGGGCTTTTCGCCAGCGACGCGACGCTTACCAACTTGCATTCGATTTTTTTAGCGAAAACAAAATAATTGGTCAATGTTAAAACAATCGATTTTTTTGGAAAATAAGCGAGTTAAAAAAGCCAATTTTTGCAGCTCTAATTATTCTTCTTATATTTTAGGACACTAAAAATTATTATATGTTTTTCAAATTCAATGGTATATTATACATGAACCCATTTGTTTCAAGATGTGGCCGTTATAAATTGTACAAAAAGAATTCATCTTTAACGGGGGGAAGCATATTGCTGACCATGGCCGGTAAGGTTTTATTTCAAAAAGAAATGCAACGACCCACTTATGTTGATGTTGCCTGTAATGGTACAGTAATAGTTGGTGGCATTCTTGGTTCTGAAACTGAAAGTATTGTGTCTGTTTTTGATCAAGATGGAACTAAATTATTTGAAAAATATTTAACGGCAAATGTTTGTAGTTGCGCTATTAGTGATAATTCAAAAGTCATTTATTTTGAAACTTTAAAATCAAAAACAGATCATTCATGCCAGTTTTTCATTTATGATACTCGTGCCGGAAAAGAAATTGCAAGATACGATAGTCCATTTTGTGCCTTTGGCGTGAAACTTTATATTGACACCGATAAACAGCAACTTGTTTTTAATTTTAAAGAGGATACAAAAACAATCGATTTTTTCGGAAAATTGATTTTATAATTTTTATTCGTATATTTGCTCCTGACTGTTACTTACATATCAGGGGCAAAAGTCCCGAAATTTTACTATTAAAGGCAAAATAAGCCAACAGAGAGGGCCGCTATCGTAAGGTACGGCGACTTGCTAAGCCTCGCTTGTAAGTGACAGTCACCTCCTGTTGGCCTTTTTATTTTATTACCTTAAATTCTTTAACATGACTGTCGAAAAGAATGAAAAGCAAACCATGAGTTTGCGGGTTACGGAAGGTTTGACCGTAACAATCCTACCTGATTCGAGCCACGAATTTCTAATGTCTTCAAAAGATGTTGCTACTGGATATGGAGTTTCGGAAGGCAACATAAGAAACCAGCTTCATAGAAATAAAGAAGAATTTCATGAAGGCAAACACTTTGGTACTGCTGTTTGTTTTTCAAACAGCGGATTACAATCAGTTCACAATAAAGTATTTTGGACCAAGCGCGGCATAGTACGGCTTGGTTTTTTCATTAAGAGCGACCGGGCGCGTTTATTTCGCGACTGGGCCGAAGACTTAATTCTCGACAAAGTGGAGAAAAAGCAGGATAAACCTGCGGTGCAGCTTTCTGGGTTTCAGCAACATTCGCTGCGGCTTCAGCAGCGGTACACCAAACACCCCGAGTTCAGCGAGATGTGGGAAGCCATTGAGAGCGCCATTATTGCATGCGGCTCGGCTAACGAACTGTCGCGCCGGTTAGGAATAAACGCATCTGTTTTTTCGCTTATTAAAAAAAGCCCGTGGCTGGTAAGCGAAGAAAAGCAAAAGGCCATTACCTTGGCCTGCCGCAACCTTATTGCCCGCAATGCAAAGGTAGATACCGAAACCATTGAGCAGCTTTTGCAAATTGAAGATACTGCACTACGCATGAGCCTGTTTACTAAAATGCGGAAAGGAGGTTTGTTATGAGTAACCGGGATAAATACTTCACCACCGAAGAGCTGGCCGCCGAAAGCCAAAAGCTGATGCAGCAAGGCCGCCCACTGTGGGCCATTGCCGAAAACCCTAAATGTCCGCCCGCTGTGGCAAAAAATATGCTCCGGTTAAAAGAGTTGAGCAACCAACGCGGAAAGGGGGCAGGTCATGGACAAAAATGAGCTGGCCATAAAAACGCTTGTCGATAAGTATTGTAAAATTGCAGCCGAGAAAGAAGAACTGGAAAGGCGTATAAAAGAGCTACAGGCGCAATTGTCGCCGCCCAAAAGCATTGTACCATTCAAAAGCAGGCTGTTATACCTGAATTGACAATGACAAAATAATGATTTAAATTTACCCTTAATTATTAACCCGGCGCGGGTGTAACAGCCCGCACCAAAATATTTTAATCTTTATGGAACAAAACAAAATCAACTTATTTTTAGCCCAGCATGGCAATAAGTTTCCCGAAGCAAACAGTTTTATGTTGTTAGAAAAAATGAAAACAATGTCAGACGATTCTTTTTCTGCTATTTCAATGATTAGTTTTAAAAACCCAACTACCTGGCTTTTGTTGTATTTGTTTGTGCCTTTCCTTTGTTTTATCGACAGGATTATACTTGGAGATGTTGGCCTAGGAATACTTAAATTAGTAACCATTGGTGGCTTTGGGATATGGGTATTTGTTGATATATTTACGATTAGCTCACGGGTTAAACAACTTAATTTCAAAAAATTACAACCTTATTTATATTCCTAAGTTTTATATGATGAAAAAAATTGTATCTGTTTTATTGATTGTATTTGGATTTCAATTTTTTGCCAGTGGACAAGAAGTTGTTACAACGAAAATTTTAATGAAAAGTAAAATTGAGTATGATCCAAGTTTTTTAAGTATGCAATTTGTTTTCAGTGATACAGAAGTGAAGGTTAAAAACAATGATACAAATAAATCTTATATACTTAATATTGATAAAATTGTTAAAAAAGATTTTAGAACTATGCATCCGAATGCAATATGGTATTTTTGCACCGATCCTAATCCTGAAGATTCAAAAGTAACTAAATATATAATTATTGACAATGGTGAAAAATATTCAAAAAGCATTCATTTTTTTGCAATTATTAATGAGGTTACAGCTAGAGAAACAATATATGCACAATAAAAAAAAGGCGGCCAGTTGGTCGCCTTTCTTATTTAAAAACCCCGAAGGTTTACGAAACCTTCGGGGTTTTCTTTTTCCTACGCGCTTTCGATAAACGTAGTTCCATACGTCAATTTATAGGCCTTGTAGCCATCCCTTCGTTTTTCGCGGGTAGCCGAGCTGCGGCTCAGGTGCGCGAAAGCGCCGGAGTTGTTCCACCCCTGCATCGCAGCATGTACCTTATCAATTACATCGAAGGAGGCCAGCGCGGTGGCTCGTACCGGGCTTTTTGTGTTGGTTGCCCCCCGTGGCTCGAAAAAAAGGCGAATTATAATGTTTGCCTTCACCAGTTGGTCGGTATCTGTTTCGTCCTCGCACGAGGGGTAAACAATATCGACCAGCGCGGCAGGGAAAGCCACCTGCGGGCGTTCGTTAATGATGTCGGCCTGCCCGTCGTCCCAGTCGATCCAACGTAGTTCGGTAACCTGGCTTTTCAGGCGGTCGCATACAGCGGTAAAAATTTGTTTGTTCATATTTTTAGTAATTAGTAAGTAGTCGTAAGTAATTAGTAAGCAGCCAAACCCACTTCGCTGCGCTTTGTCCCCCTGATTCAGGGGGACAAATCCCGGTGAAACCGGGATAGGGGGTTATAAAACACTATCCAGGTGTGCATCAATCCGCTCCTTAATCATGTCCATCAATTCTTCAGATTCGCCTAAAAACTGCCGCTGTGGCAGGTTTTGGTTTATGGTGTGTTCCTTTACCTCGGCCATGCCGTTCTTTGTTTTGCGGCTATGGGTTGGTATGGTCACCGGGCCAACATAGCCCTCGTTGTGTGCCTGGGCATACGGCACCTTGTCGTTACCGGCCTGCACAACCACCCGCTCGCGGGTCACCACCGGCGCGTTTATGCTGTTTACCAGGTTGCCGCTTTCGACCATCAGCGAACCGGTTTGTTTCTCTCGTTTTGCCGGTTGCCACGGGTTTTTGTCGAATTCCTTCAGGGTAAACGATTCCTTGAAATACTCCACAGCCGTTTCAGCCACAATATCTGGTACCGCGTCCATGATCTGGTCGGGCAGTTCGGCAAAATAATTTTCAAGTTCATCGAGTGTCATAATCAAATAGTTTCATATATTTGTACCAGTTGTCGGTGCGGCGTAATGAGTTGCCAGTAACCCGGGGCGGAGGGACAACGAAGGCTGAACACAGCGTGCCGACATCAAGCCCCGAAAAGAACCCGGTTAATTGCCGGGTTTTTTAATGAGCAACCCCCATCGGTACGCGTATTTTGTACGCGCATTTTCGCGCACCGGGAACCATGTTTTAACCCTGTAAACTGTTCCTTCCTCAATAGCGCCTATCACGGCCAGTGTCACATCTTTATAATATTTCAGAAAAACATACTGGTTAAAAAGTTTTTCTGTCGAATCAACATTATTTATCCAAACCTCGTCGGGCGATTTCAATGTTTCTGAAACGGCTTTGAAATACTTTGTACGGGCTGCATATTTCGCTGGGCTATGGCCTTTCAGGAAAACCGATTCGTCGAACTCGATAGCCCGCCCGTTGTAATCGGTAAACAGGCTTTTCCCGGCCTGTTTTTGCAGCGAGGCGATAAAGTCACCCGCTGTACCATCGTATAGCGGCAAATCGCCCGTAACAGCCCCGCGCATGGCTTTGTACGATTTTAGCCCATAGCTGTTAAAGTTGACATCCTTCAGCAGTTTGGCAGCCTGGTTCGGGAACTTCTTAATATACATCTGGTCGGCTTTGAACAGTTCGGGCGACAGGGCGCGGTTCACGCCAAATCCCTGTGCCTCGGCAGACTTCCATTCTTCGGTTTCAAAATAAGCATCTACCCTGGCGCGCATCGCGTCGAAATCAACATCTTTTACTTCGTGTGCCATACGTGCAACCACGTAGCAGCGGCATTTCCAGCCGTTTGGCGGCCAAATCTTTTTCCATCGTGGGTCATTTGCCGGTAGTATTACCCCGTGCAGTTTGGCATGTTCAGGCCGTACCTTATCGTCGCCAACCGTTCGGTATTCCCAGTAGGGAAATAGTTTTGTTTTGGCAGCCAGCCGGTTGTAATTCTGCGTGCTGGCAGCAATCAGCCCGGCAGTTTGCCATTCGGTTTTTTGCCATGTTTTATTAAAAACATCCAACTCGGCAGATGCCGCTTTATAGAAGTCCTCAAATGACTTGCTTTGCCTGTACAGCTCGTTCAGCCGTTGTATTTCAGCCAGCGATTTGGCTGCAGAGAAATGGAACAGGTTTAATTCCTGTGCTGTGCGGAAAGCGTCGTTCTGGTAATTGTAAGCAAAGCCAAGATCAGCAAGAGACAGGGCATGCCCTGTCTGTACTGGCGTATCTAGCGCACTGATTAAATCGCGCGCCAGCCAGTCGAACAGGTCGGGGTCGAAGGTACGAAGGCCATCGGCCACCCGGCGGATTAGGGTCTCACTTTGAGTTAGGCCCTCAGTATCATCAAGCGTGAGGCGATTGCCATTTAATGCCCCGCTCCCCGGGGCCGAGGCGAAAAAATCGTACAGGCGGCGGAAAAACCCCACCCCATCCCTCCCCGACAAGGAGGGTGTATGGTCTGCGTTTTCAATCGGGTTGCCATCCTTATCAACCGGCTGTTTTTCTTTCTCCCCCTCTTTAGGAGGGGGTTGGGGGGAGGCTTTTGGGGAGGCCGCCTCTCCTGCAATTTCTTCTCCTTCCTGCGGTTCCGGTATGCTATATTTATCGCGCAAATAACTTACCGGAATGGGCATGATCTTCGACAGGGAGACCACGTTTTCAACCGTTAGCGGCTCGGCGGCCTCGGGGAAAATAAATTTTCCGCCTTTAACCTTGAACCCGCGTTTTTCGAGCAGCGGTAAAACAATCCAGTTCAATATACGGCGCACATAGCGCAGGTCGGCCCTGTTTTTCCCTTCCTCTACCTCTTTGTGAACTTCCGACTGACTGCGGCTCGATCCGTCGAGTGTGGTCATCGTTTGTCCTAGTATGGTAATGAGCATTTCCTCATTACAGGCTTTGCGGAAATCGTTATGCGCGCCCGACGAACTGCCGGTACCGGTATTGTTTGTTGTTTCAACCTCCGTCTCTTTGGGTATTACGATCCACGGGGCCGCGCCCGCCCGTTCCATTGCCTGTTCCAAAAGCTGGCGGCTTTGTGCGTCGGCACTCGAATACTTGCCTACCCGTTGCGGCATGCCGAATAATTCCAACCACTGTGCATAATCGCCAAACCCGCCGCGCTTCCAGATGGCATAAGGCGCCGTTTTCAGGAATAACCCAAACTGCCTGGGGTGGCCGATAACGAGGATATGGTCATCGTTCAGGTAGTCGATACCTGTATCGTCGTACTCGTTACGAAGGATGTTGTGGTTTTCGAGCTTAATGTGTTTGGGTGGGATTGGTTTGAATTCAAGCCATCCGTTAGCGAAATTAAATTCACCGCCTGCCCGCCCCCAGAAACGGGCGTTCATGATGGTTGTGAGCAATTCTTCGAAATCGGTCGAATCGATCATTTCAACAATTTCGGGTACTTCCTGCCCGTCGGCATCCTGAAAGGTAAGTGGCGAGTTGGTCACCGCGCAGATGCGTTTATCGACAGCGTCGGCCAGCAAGCCATCGATGAGAAGATCCTCGTACAGATCGTACAACAGTTTCATACGCCCAAGGTCAGCCGATTGCAGTGCCGTGCGCCAGGTTCCCACGTCGGAGGTTTTCCGCTGCGGCGGTTTGATTATTATTTGGCCGATAACCGGCTGATAGCTTCGTTTGTCTTTTTGTGTTGCCATATTAAAAAGTTTCAAGTTTCAAGTTTCAGGTTTCAAGTTTCAGGTTAACCCCCTTCGCTGCGCTCTGTCCCCCTGGTTCAGGGGGACAAATGAGGCCAGAGGCCGAATAGGGGGTTTTAAAAATGCTGGTTACGTTTTTCGTTGCTGCCAAACCGTATCGGGTTTGTAATTTCAACGCCTTCGGTATCTTCCAGAGCGGGCAAATCGGGCTGTACGTTGCCTTTCTGCACTTCTTTCAGCCAGTTTACGGCGCGTTCGTACCGGTCCTGACGCACTTTGAATTCAGTGCCTGCGTTGCACAGGTTAATCAGGTGCCAGGCGGCAATGTCTTTTACAAATGTCAACAGCAGAGGATTGCGGTTCGTGCCAACAGCCCCGAAAATGGCCGTGCGGTCGAATGCTGCCAAATATCCTTTTGCCTCCTGAATGGCGGCATCGATGGCGGCCTCGGTCATGGTATCGTCGCCCCGGGTGATCACCTCAATGTTTTCGGCATAGAGGTGGGTTGATAGTTCGGCGGTTGATAAATACATTACAGGCCTCCCCCTGCCCCTCCAAAGGAGGGGTGATTAGTGATTGAAACTGATTCCGTATCATAAAAGGAATGTGGCTCCAGGTTGCTTGAGTTGACGTGCCACCCCCATTCGCCGGAGTGTTTGCGGCGTTGGATGTCCTCGCGGGTCAATGCTTCGTACCTGTTTTTCAGGAAAAAAACACGGTAGCGTTTTCCGGTTTTCTTTGAAAGTTTATCGGCTTTCCGGATAGCCGATTTAAGAAATATCGGGTTTCCTTTAAAGCGGACATAAATGCTTAATAAAAACTGTTTAAATCTCATATTAAAATCTTTTTTTAGGGTTTGACTTCAAATGACCTATTTTGAAAGAATCGGGTTGCAGTGAGCTTTCCTTTTCGTCAATAATCCATTTCGCCCCCTCTATACAGTCGGGGCCATCAGCCGGATATTTCAGTTTCGGACTGAATAGCTTGAATTGCGTTTCCAGTTCTTTGAAATGCGGGTTTTCCTTTTCGTCCTCGTTCAGTATCAGCAGTCCATCGCGGTTGATGGGTTCGAGGCCGCCCTCGATGCGGGTAAACTTGTCTGGCTTTTTGCGTTCGTCGGGAATGATCCCCGGATTGCCATTAGGCAACGCATTAAACAGAGGCTTATACACCTGGTCGTAAAATGGATTCTGAAGCGTATTGTTCTCGATGTATAAATAGGTATGCGTTTTACCTCCAACGAAACTTACTAGCTTTGGATACCATCCAACAAAAGTTGCATTCACTGCTTTTTGTTCAAGAAAACCATTGATGACGTAATATTTGTTTTCAAACTTACCAACCAGCCAAACGCCCTTAAGCGAACCTGCTTTATTTTCCGAATTACTCGGTGCCGGGTCGCCGTACGCAATGAGAAACCTGAATTTGTGGAGCGGTGGTATTTTGCCCCAAATAATTTGTTTGAATACTGATCCTTCAGTAAGTGGATTATTCATGTATTCGGCCTGATATGCAGCCGTGCTGATCTTCGATTTAATGCGTGCAATATTTTCCGGGCTGTTTTTTTCAGGCCAGGTACTATTTCCCTCTTTATCTTCGAGGTTTACCAGGCTAACCTTATCGGCTTTTTCCGTTGCACGTGCGACGCAACAATCTTTTGAAATAAGGTTTCCCAGCCAAATCACCTGTAATGCCTTTGAAACGGAGCGCGTCGGAAATACGGCTTTTTCAAACCATTCCCATCGTTTGTTTATAATGTCGGTGTTGCGAACATCTTCGTCGGTATCAATATCCGAAATAATTATTTTATCCGGGCGCACCTCTTCGTTTCTGCTACCCCTTGGCGATTGCCCGGCGCCCACAGCCAGAAACGAAACGCCCTGTGTGGTTACAAAATCGCCATACGTCCACGCCCCGGGATTGAATTGGTTGCCGTAATCGTTAATAATACGTTCGTTTGTCCAAAGGTTGATACGATACGGTTCGAGCAATTCAGCGGCTTTGTCTAAACTGTTGGAAATAAAAAGAATATTCTTTTTTTGCCTTGTAAGTGCCTGGTAGATGGTGACCATCATTTCCACGACGTCCTTTGCCAGTTCTCTCGCCCAAACCCTCGATTCGTACCATTCGGGATTGTTCAGCTCGCGTTTTGCTGCCCGCTTATGGAACCCGGCAGACGGCGCATAACAATATTTCGGAAAATAATATTGTTTCCAGTCTTCAAAATTTGCTTCTAACCGGGCAATACGTTTTTTCTGTTCCGCCGCGCTTTCGTTTGTTTCGGCGGCCACCTCGGCGATAAAACTTTCGTAGTAACTGTCCCAATCGCGGCCAGCCTGACGATCAACCGGTTTTAATACAGATTGTGCCATATCAGCGTTTTAGGATGTCTTTTATAAAATCGTTGAATACGGCGGCCATCTCAACCGCTTTTGTATGGCTTATCGGGCGCAGCCAGTTCAGCAGGCGTTTCGACACTTCAACAACATCGGCGATTGAGGCCTCGGTTTCCATTGTTTTAATTGCCCCGGCTAATTTCGCGATAGTGTCGGCTTCTTTTGAGTTGGCAAAACGTTGCCCGGTGGCGCGGTTCATAATCGCCGTGTTCAGTTCATCGAGCTGCATATATAAGCGGCTTAACTGTTCCTGACGAGTAATTAGCATCGATTGCTTCAGCCGCTCCCAGTTGCCTTCGTTGTACCATTTGTTCATGGTTACGGCGGATACTTCCACTTTCGCGGCTGCATCTTTTTGGGTGTAGCCTTCTTTGGTAATCAGAAGCTGTGCCCATTCTTTTTTTTGCTTGGTTGTTAATCCGGCCATAATGTCATTATTTTCCGGAAATGTACGATTCGCGCGCGACACAGGCAACTAGCCTTTTAACGGTTAACACAAAACTTACATACCTTAAAAGGTTATTTGATTATGACGTTCTGTCAGATTAGTTTAGCTCACCATTTGACCCGCGAATAATAAAAATTGATGAGATGCCGAAAACTTTTATCCTTCACGACGAGACCGTAAATACACGAGGATTCCGAATGTTGACCTCCGGGGCCAACCTGGAAGAATTCCGAAAAAATCCCGTCGGGCTGCTTAACCACAACGATTGGGACATGCCCATCATTCGATGGGAGAATATTCGTATTGAAGGCGGAAATATATTAGCTGATGCTGTTTTCGATGAAAAAGACGCAAAGGCGGTTGAGGTAATGGGAAAGGTTGACCGCGATTTCATCCGCATGGCTTCAATTGGCGCATGGCCGCCCGAAGCGACATCCGACGATCCGATGTTGAAACTCCCGGGTCAAACACTTCAAACGGTCACGAAATGGACCGTGCGTGAGGCTTCAATAGTGACCATTGGATCAAACCATAACGCAATGGTATTCTACGACCGCGAGACAGGTAAGCAAATCGACCTGAACGACCCTTCCGCCCTTATAAAGCTCATGGACACTACAAAAACAAGTAATAATCCAAAAAATGAAAAAATGGATGAATTAAACCAGATTCTCAATTTGGCGGACACGGCCACACCAGCCGAAAAAGCCGCCGCCGTGCGGGCGATCATCAGTGACCGCGACCGCCTGAAAACCGAAAATGTGACCCTTACAAGTCGCATTGACACCCTGAACAACGCTGCTAAAGCTGCGCAAAAAGCTGAAGCAATCCAGTTGGTCGATGCCGCCGTGAAAGATGGACGCATTAATGCAGATGGTAAGGATACTTACATTAAACTGTTTGACACTGATTTTGAATCAGCGAAAACAGCATTGTCTGCAATTCCGAAACGTCAGTCTGTTTCCGGACAAATTGAACCCGGTAATGCTGAAAATGCTGTTGAACTGGCCGATCTTCAGAAAAAAGACTGGAACACTCTCGACAAAGAAGGTAAGTTGGTGACTTTGAAAGATAAGTATCCCGACCTGTACGAACAGAAATTTGAAGCCCGCTACGGGTGTAAACCTCAAAAAGCCTAACCATGAGCTGGAGTTATAAAAAAACAGACCGCACCGAAGTTCACATGAACTTTGTTGCACCCGAAGGCGCCGACCTTCTGAACCGCGAAGTATTGTTTCCACTTGCACAGGTGCAGGCTCCGGATTATGCCGCTACAATAGCCGCCACCATCAAACAGATGCAGAATTTTATTCAGCCTGCCGAACTGACTGGCAACGCAACGCTGAACCTGACCATCAATGCGCAGGTTACTGCCGGTGCCAGGTTGCACCTGAAATTGTCTGCCGACGCCACAGCCAGAACTCTTACCCTCGGTACCGGGTTCGACGCTGCAGCCGAAAATATAGTTGTACCTGCAAACACAACTTTGTTTGCCGCTTTCGAATACGACGGAACCAGCTTCCTTCCCTGTTCGTTCGACGAGGTTGAACTCGGCGCACTTGCCGCCCGCATGACCGCTGTTGAAGCTGACATTGTCGCTCTTGAAGGCAGCGAAGTGCTTTCTCCGGCCTACGGTGCAACGCTGGCCGTTACAATAGAAAAGAAGGAAACATTCCTGCAACCGGCTGAACTGACCGGTAACGCAACGATTAACCTCACTATTGGTGAGGCAGTTCCTGTCGGTGCCAAACTGCATCTGAAACTTGATGCCGACGCAACCGACCGTACAGTGACGTTAGGGACAGGGTTTGATGCAGGACTAGCTTCTATTGTTGTGGCTGCTACAAAAGTGGCTTTTGTAACCTTCACATACAACGGAACGGCTTTCGTACCGGCTTACAGTGTGCCTGCAACGGCTTAATCAGTAATTAATTTAAAAACTGAAATACACATGAAAAACAAATTTTTAGCGGTTTTAACCGCGCTGCTTTTTAATCTGGTTGCTGCTGTCGGCATTGCCGCCGCTTCCGGGTTCAATCCTGTTGCAATTTTTGGAATTGGATTATTCACCTCCGGAGGGGCCGGGGCGCAAATGGCTGTCCAAAAGGAAATATGGATGAGTTCGCTGGTCGAACAGTTGTTTGCGAATAACTCGTTTATGAGTAAGGCATTCAATGCCGATGAGTTCGTAACGAACAAAACCTGCCATATTCCGAACGCAGGTGTAGCGTCGAATGTAGAGAAAAACCGGAAGAGTTTCCCGGCAACAGTGAAAACACGTGCCGATGTTGATTTAACTTTCGATCTGGACGAATACACTACCGACCCGATCAAGATTCCGCATGCCGACACGGTTGAACTAAGCTACAATAAGCGCGAATCGGTATTAAAGAACGACAAAGCCAAATTGATTGAAGAGGTTTCGAATGACTTTATTTATAAATGGTCTGCGCCATCTTCATCTGTAATCCGCACTACCGGTACCGGCGCTACGGCCCACCTGCCATCCGCAACCGGAAACCGGAAAAAGTTCGTGAAAGCCGATGTGCTGGCCGCCATGAACGATTTCAATAGCAAGGACATTCCGCAGGAAGGCCGATATATGTTGGTTGACGCAGTAATGTACGGCCAGTTAATTAACGACCTGACAGATAAAGATTCGATGGCTTTTTATTCACAGGCAGATGTCGCTAACGGTGTGTTGGGAAAATTGTTCACCTTCAACATAATGATGCGCTCGAAATCTGGGCGTTATACTGCTGCCCTTGCGCCAAAAGCATGGACAGAGACCGGAGTAACAACCGATCAGGCAGCCGTACTGGCATGGCACGAAGGAAGTGTTTGCCGCGCTTTGGGACAAACCGAAATGTTCGACGACGAAAAGAACCCGCTGTACTACGGCGACATCTATTCGTTCCTGGTACGTGCCGGTGGCCGCCCGATGCGTAATGATGTAGCCGGTTTATTGGCTATCGTGCAGGACAACGCGTAATCTGAATTACAATGGCTGATTTTCTCACTGCATATCAAACCACAATGGCCCACGAGGGATCGTATTCCAACGATCCCCGTGACCGGGGTGGTGAAACCTGGCGCGGCATTGCCCGCAACTTCTGGCCAAACTGGCCGGGTTGGGCAATCGTTGACGAGATCAGGCACAATGCAGGGGCGAAATTTATTCAGGCATTGCAGGCAGATGAGGAACTGGACGGGCTTGTTATGAAGTTCTACAACGACGGGTTCTGGGAAAAGCTCCTTTGTGGCGAATTTGACCAGGAAATTGCCGCCGAACTGTTCGACACGGCAGTAAACCAGGGAACCGGCACCGCCGGGGGCTATTTACAGGAGGCGTTAAACCTTCTGAACAAGAACCAGGAACACTACCTGGATATAGCTGTTGATGGAAAACCCGGAGCGAAAACTATTGCTGCTTACCGGGCTTACATGGCCACTGCAAGCATTCCGGGACGTTCGCACGAAAAGAATATCCGCACCCTGATGAAGTGCCTTAATGGGCTGCAATTTGCCAAATATGCCGAAATCTGTAAAAAAACCGCCAGTCAGGAAGTTTATTTCTATGGCTGGGTAAACCGGGTGTAATATGTTGAAACTACTTTTTATACGGGCAACTGACTGGCTGGGCGAAAACCCAAGTGTGGGCGCGGCTTCGGGCTTCGGGGGCTTACTTTCGAGTTCGTATCTGCAAAATGTAATCGACGTGCTGCAATTGCTTGTATTAATCGCCTCGCTGATCGTGAGCGTGCTGACCATCGTCGGCTGGTTCCAAAAACGGAAAAGGAGTAAAAAACATGAAATACCTGCTGTTGATACTGAAGACATTGAAGGTCGTTAAACCGGGTGTTTACCTGGTGTTGCGGCTATTACTCACAATTAAAAACATTTTAAAACTGTATATCGTGGAAAAAGGAATTTTATCCGAAGAATTGGTAAAAGCAGTTTCCAAAAAGATGGACACCGACATTAATCTCAGCAAAATTAAGCTGATTGGCCCGGTGGTCGAACTTTTTGATGACAAACTGATAAACCTTGCCCTTACTTATCTCGACGACAAGTGGGGCGAAAAAGTGCCTGAAAAAGCCCGTCCGGCTATCGTGGCATTGCTCGACGCATACGTTAGCGGCGACTGGTCGGCTGTGACCGATGAAGTGACCGAAACGGTGAACTCATTTATCGACATTCCTTTATTGGATGAAGATTTTGAAGGCAATCTGATTAAAGGGTTGCTCGAAGCTGTTATCAAATTTGTAAAATCAAAAAAGCAATAAGGTATGTCAACAGCTTACGGAGTTGGATGTAAAGACATCAAAGCGGGCGCAATAGGTGCGCTTGGCGTCATGGGTACCTCGCTAACATCAGTTGGCAAAGTATTTCGCAATACTGCTTCGATGATTGATGAAGACGGAACTGACACACCGTTTTACGCGGAGGGAATACGTCACCCGTTTCTTATCTCACACGAAGATGCAGGAACTATTCTTAAGTTTACCCTTGTAGATATTGATCCGGCCAACCTGGTTAAATGGATTGGCGGAACAGTTGATTCAACCGCATGGGAAGGCGCTTCTGATAGTTTCTCGCAGGAATTATCGGTTGAATATATTACTCTTTTGGGAAAAACAATCCAATTTGCGCGGGTTTTTCTGTATGGAAAAATTACATGGAACCTTACTCGCACTGAAATTGCGAAAATTGAAGTTACGGGCATTGTTATGCAACCTGAAGGGGCCGACACGCCTCCAAGAAAAATAATTCCAACGCCCGCGTAATGGAAGATGTTGAAATTAAAACCGTCGATACGATACTCGATAAGGGGGTGAGGGTTCCAATCCCCGCCCCCTTTCTTTTTCGGGTATTTGGGATACGAACTATCGCGCTGGTGGTACGCCGCCCGGTTATGGGCAACATGCTTCGCATTTCGGGCATGTATCTGAAAATGGGCATTGGCGACGAACTAAAAGAACAGGACATGAACAACTGGATCGCTTTGTTTCGCCGTACCGCCAAGCCGGCCAGCCGTATTGTGGCAATTGGCATATTGCGGGGCCGGGTTTCGGGTTGGCTTTTCTGCCGACCGCTGGCCTGGTGGCTGCGTTGGCATACCGACAGCCGCCAACTATCGGAACTGGCCGCCCTGCTGGTCGCCCTGTCGGGGGTGCAGGATTTTATGAACACTATCACATTCCTTCGGGAGATGAAGATCACCTCACCGGCGAACGTGAGCCAATAAACGAAGAATCGGGAGTTAAAGGCTACGTGGAAGGCCTTCATAGCCCGTTCGGACAGATTTACCAGGTAATACAGGCAACGCACTGGCCGCTTAAAAAAGTGCTGTGGAAAGTTAATTTCCCGACGCTGATGATGATGGCCGCCGATGCGCCGCGCTACGTGCAGGGCGAAAAGCCAGTGTTTATACAGATTGAAAATGAGGAACAGCTTGCTGCCGCGCTGGAGAAGAAGTTGGAGAAGAAGTAGTAAGTCGTAAGTCGAAAGTAGTAAGTAAAAAGACATTTAAGATTTAAAATTTAAATTCAGAATTATGGGTACTACCCGCGAACCGGTTGATATTGAATTTGTGCTGAAAGGCGACATCGAAAAAGATATTCATAAGGTAGAGCAGAATATCAAAAGCATGGGCAAGGAAGGCGATGTAAGTTATAAAAAGCTGCAAAGCGCGTCTTTTGAGACTTTTCAGGCATTATCGAAAGAAAACCAAATACGAGCTGTAGCGCTTCAGGATACAATTAAAAGAATGAAGGCGAACGAAAACGAACAGAGAGAGGCAACTGCGCAATTTAAATCTAAAACAATAAGTGCAGATGAATATGCTAAGGCAATGGCTCGTCTGTCAGTTCGTAGTGCAGAATTAAAATCGACCGCCGCAGGGCTGAGCGCACAGGTTCAGAAAGAAATACAGATGAACCAAATGGTTGAGGGGAGTTATGATAAAAAAATAGCCAAACTCGACGCTCTTCGGAAAGAATATAAAAGCCTTACCGTTGAGGAAATGAAAAACGCTGAAGTTGGCGGCAAAATGATTACCCAGATCAGGCAGCTTGAAAAAGAAACAGGAAAAGTAGACGAGGCATTAAAGGGGGCCGGGAGAGGGGTAATGGGGTTTATTAATAGAATGGAACAAGCCCCGGGGGTCATTGGCTCAACGGTTGGCGGAATGAAACAATTGATTGTACAATCGTTGAAATTTATTGCCACGCCCATTGGGGCGATAATTGCCGCTATTGTGGTCGGTTTAAAACTTCTAACAACTTGGTTTCATCGCTCTGCTGAAGGCGAAAACGCAATGATTACCGCATCGGCTTATTTCAGTCAGATACTTGATTCACTTTTAAATGTGGTTGCAAAAGTTGGTGAATGGTTGTACAAGGCTTGGGAAAAACCTTTAGATGCACTAAAAGACTTGGTTCAGTTTATGAAGGATCAGGTAATAAATAGGTTTGTCGGATTGGGTAATATTTTTATATCATTAAAAGACATCGGTGTTAATTCATTCAAGCTAATTAAAGCATCAATACAAGATATCTGGTCAGATCAGGACGCTGCAATAAAAGAATCAAAAGAGGGCTTTAAAAATGCTGCAAAAGATATGGCTAATGCTTATGGTCAGGTTTTGACCGGCATTGAAAATCCGCTCGATAAATTAGTTGATTTTGCAAAAGAAACCACTGAACAGGCTGATAAGCGTGCCGCTATCGCTGCTGAATTGCACAAACTTGATCTTCAGGAACTACAAACAAAAAAAGAAGTTGCAGAAACAGAGGTAAAGATTGCCGAGTTGCGCGAAAAAGCAAAAAACAACGAAACCGATGAGCGCGAAAGGTTAAAATATATAAAAGAAGCCCAGCGACTGACTGACGAAATTGATAAAAAACAGATCGCCGAGCTTGCAAAGCGTCTAGATCTTACCCGTCAAAAACTACTACTTGAAAAAGGGGTTACCGATGTAAATAAACTGACACTTGAAGATTTGCGCACGCTGAACGATCTCGAATTGCAGATACTTTCAAAACAGGAAGAAAAGAGTAATCGTATGCGCGCGCTTCTCGATCAGCAGAACGCCATTAACGGCAAGATTGCGACCGAAAAGACAGCTACCGAACTGATAAACAAAGAGCTTGAATTAAAAAAAGAAGCCTACCAGACCTATTACCGGTTTATTGCCGCCACAGATAAGGCGTATGCCAATGAACGTTTTGCCGACCTGGTAAAAGGCGGAGAAAGCTACCTCGAATACATCAACCGTAAGATTGAGGAACTGAAGGGCAAACAGACCCGTAGCAAAACCGAAGATGTACAGTTGAGCGCTTACCAGGGCGAAAAAATGGAAATAATGGGTACATCGAACCCCGTTGATGTGCTGCGCCGCGAGATGGAAGAAAAGAAAAAGCTGTATGCCGACGACATTGAGGCCTACCAGAAATATCTTCAGGATAAAAAAGCGCTGTTGGAAGGCGACACAACCGACATGGGGCCTTCTATGCGCACGGTTGTTGACGCGGAATTGACCGACGCCAACACCGCAGTTCAGAAAAACCTCGACGAATTGGTGAAGAAATACCAGACGTATACACTGCAACTTACCAGCCTCGAAAAAGATTACCAGCGCGATATCGCTCGCCTGCGTGCCGAATTGTCGAACGAAAACAGTAAGTACAGCAAAGAGGACATTGAGGAAGCCATAAAGGCCCGCGAACAGGCATCCTCAGCCGCTATTGCCAAACTGACGGCTGAGGATGCCGATTTTTACGAAGTATTGTTCGGCAATCTCGACCGGATCAGCAAACAGTCGATTGATGCGGCTATTGCAAAAGCAAAAGCATTTATCGAGAAAATAAAATCTGAACATAAAAACGGCACAAAGGAAATGAGTGCCGAAATGGAGCAATATCTCATAAAGTTACAGGAAGGCATTGCCAAAGCCGAGGAAGAAAGCAAAACCCGCCTGCCCGAAAACCTGCAAAAAGTGGCCGCCATCCTGAAAGATGCCGCCAACATGGCCGCCCTGTTCGATGAAGAACTGGGGCAGGTGATTAACACGGCTGCCGAGGTAGCAGCAGGTATCTCATCTATTGCTACCGGAGTTGCCAAAATGGAGACCGATCCGGTAGGTGGCATAACTTCTATAATTTCAGGGATAACAGGCATTGTATCAGCCTTTAAAAAACAATCGGAGGCGCAGAAAAAAGCCGCCGAAGAATGGGAAATGATGTCAATGAAGTCGTATTTATCTGATTTTGAATATAATGAATTACTAAGAGAAAGGAAACGTATACAACAACAGATAGGAGAAACAACACTCCAATACAACAGTCGGATAACCAATGAACTTCAGAAGCAAAAGTCACAGAATGAACGGGATTATAATGTTTTGTGGAATACGTTAATGAAAGGACAACATGATTTATCTGGTCCGGCAAGAAAAGACTTTGGTTCAACAGTTGCCAGCATATATGGCAAATCATTTGATGAAATAAAGAAGCTATATGATTCAGACCAGCTTTCCGAAAAAGCCAAACTGCTTTTCGAGCAACTTCAAAAGCTGAAAGATGAGGGCGAAGACATTAATAAGATGCTTGCCGAACAGGCCGAGGCCATGCGCGAAGCGCTCACCGGCACCACCAGCGAGGCTATTACAGACGCCATTGTTGCCGGATTTGAAAATGGCTACAAATCGGCTGCCGACTTTGCCGACACGTTTCAGGATATGATGAAAAAAGCCGTTTTACAGGCTTTAAAATTGCAGGTGTTGGAGGAACCCATCCGCCAATGGTACGAGGCATTTGCTGCCAGCATGCAAGCCGGAACCATTGATACAGACATGGAGCGGCTAAACAAACAATGGGAGGCGATAATCGGAAAGGCCGCCGACTGGATGGATGCCGCTGAACAGGTAACCGGCCTCACATTTGGGGAAACTGGCTCGCAAACTGCCAAAGCCGGGGCCATCACCACCATAACCGAGGCTACCGGCTCGAAGCTGGAAGGCCATTTCGTGGCGGTACGGGTAAATACAGGCAAGCTTGTGGAGAGTGTGGCCGATATACAGGCTCGGTTTGTTAAACAGGCTTTAGACACGGCAGAAATAGCGAAAAACACCAGGGAACTTTACCGCCTCGAAGCGGTTGAAAGCACATTGAAAAGGCTGGAAAACGATGGAATAAAAATAAAATCTTAAATCTATTGTCTAAAATCTAATATCTAAAAATATGACCGGAGAACTTTTTATAAATGGAGTGGACGTATATGTCCAGTACGGGGTTACCCCGTTGAAAGGTACTTTTTCAGAATTATTAAAGCCCGTAAGCACTAAGCCACCGCTGGTTGTTGATTTTGACAACGACGATGGCGAGGAAGTACTATTTCCGCTTGAACCCATGCCGGTTGATGCGCGCAGCTTTAACATGCAGATTGCACTTGTTGCTGATAACCAGTACGATTTTCACCGTAAAAAAGCCGCATTTGAGATATTCCTGAGGGATAAAAAATTTATGTTGTATTTTTCTAAATTGCCGGATTATATTTATACCTGCTATTTCGAAGAATGTACTCAATACAGCCAGTTGGAGCCATTCACCAACCGTCGCGTTTCGGCTATTTTAAACCTGAAGCTGCGCGAACCCAACCCGGCAGCTCGAACCCTTAACAAAGAAGATCATGCGTATGGTGTAATAATTGATGATGCGGCTGCAAACCCCGATCTTACCAGGTGCGGAAACGCAGACATGGCAAAAGCTGCCGTGGTAAACGAACTGGCCGTACAAGGCACCTTGTTGAATGGCTATTTGAAGCGGTTTCGGAAAGGCACAGCTTTGTATTACGAAGATGGCACTGCCTCTATCCTGGACGGCTCGGCGGGCGACGTTGTTACGCATCACCCTGGCTTTTATTTTTTGGTTGAAGATGTAAGCTCAACGGTACATAAGTTGTGGGTTTCACCGTACCCAATTAGCGGATTTACAAAGCGCGAGTTTACGGCTGGTTGCTTTGAGGCGGCGGCCAACAATACCGCCGCCTTTGGAGTACAGGCCAATGCGCTGTGGTCGGTTATGAATACCACAACCGTTTTCAGGGGCGGCAATAACGATGCTGCCAACGACGCCTTACAAAAAGGTTTTTTAGGCAAGGCGAGGACCGTATTATCACGTACCGATTTCTGGAACTATGCACAGCGCAAGGGGACTGATTACGGAATGATTGACTATAATACACATGTGGCGTTATGGATGCTTTTCGTTACTAAGTACGCAACATTAAACAGCCAAAAGGCATTTTCAGCAACGAAGGATACAAACGGCTATTTTACTGGCGGATTAGGTGTAGGCGTCACCGATGTTGACGGTACGGCGTGGAACAATTATAACGGATATTATCCTCTTGTCACAATTGGACGGAATCTATCATCCGGGACTACGGATAGTGTTAGTAATTATACCATTACTGAATTTACTACGGGAGTTGATGAAATTGTTGCGGTCCCTTCGTTTATGGGAATAGAAAACCCATTTGGTCACTTATGGGAATGGACACAAGGAATTAACATCTGGAAGCAAACAGAAGCAGAAGGAAATAAGTTTTTGTCTTATATCTACAATAACGGTGTATATGAAGATACAATAACCAATAAGTATGCCCGATATTTTGAATTTTTAAAAATTGAAGGTTGGACAAAAAACATGATTTTGGGACCGAATGCCGACTTACTTGCTTCAGTTGTTAATGATGGTGCAAGTTCGAGCACATTTTATTGCGATTATTATTACAATTCGCTTTCTGCAGGATATCGTGGGCTTTGGCGGTCGGGTTATGCGGCTTCTGGCACGTTTGCCGGTCTCGCGTATGCGAGTACGTCTAACGCGGTGTCGAATGCGTTTACGTTTCTCGGTTCTCGGCTCGGCTTTTACGGGCGCGTGCGCCCCGGGGTGTGAAATATTTAGGCTGTCTGTACTCATCGTGGGCTTTTGCAGTCGGGTAATGCGAATAATGGCACGAATGCCGGTCTCGCGTATGCGAATACGAATAACACGGTGTCGAATGCGAATACGAATATCGGTTCTCAGCTTTGCTTATACTATTTAGTACAGAGGCCGTGCCACTTGGCAAAAAACAAATAATAATTATACGTGTCTGGTACTACGAAAAAGGAAAGACACATTTAATAAGCCAATTGATGAATGAAAAGGATAGGTAATATATACGATCAGATTTGCGATATGGATAATATTCAGAGCGCAGACGAGATGGCGCGAAAAGGTAAAAAATTACGCTACGGGATTATTTTGCATGATCAAAATAGGGAAGAAAACCTGATGCAACTTAAAAAGCAGTTAACCAACACTACCTATACTACCTCTCCTTATCACGTTTTTAAGGCAATAACCGACGCGGGTAAAGAACGTGAAATTTACAGGCTGCCCTATTTTCCTGATCGTATAGCACATCATGCGATTATGAATGTACTGGAACCGTATTTTGTTGAAACATTTATACGAGATACGTTTTCATGTATAAAAGGACGTGGAATCCACGATGGTGTCAAAAGACTTAAAACAGCACTGATAAATCAGAAAAATACCAATTATTGTTTAAAACTCGATGTAAAAAAGTTTTTTCCTTCAATTGATAATTCTGTACTAAAACAACTTGTGCGCCGAAAATTTAAAGATGCAAGGCTTTTGTTTTTGTTAGATGAAATTATTGATAGTGCGCCTGGTGTCCCGATTGGTAATTACCTCAGCCAATACCTGGCTAATTTTTATCTGTCGTATTTTGATCACTGGATGAAGGAAACCAAACAAGTTAAATACTATTTCCGATACTGCGATGACATGGTGGTCCTTTCTGGTTCAAAAGAATATTTGCATCAATTGCGAATCGACATACAAGAATATTTGTCGAAGAATTTAAACCTTAAGCTAAAAGAAAACTGGCAGGTTTTTCCTGTTAAGAGTCGTGGAATTGACTTTTTGGGCTATGTTTTTTACCACGATCATATTAGGCTTCGCAAGCGGATAAAACAAAGCTTTGCACGCAAAATTTTGCAGGCAAAAGGCAAAAGGCGCATTGAAATTATCGGTTCATATAAGGGTTGGTGTATGCACGCAAATTGTATAAATCTCTATAAAAAACTAACTGGAATGAAACTTTTTAGTGAACTCGGGATTACGGTAGATTCCGCGCCTATGTCGGGCGAAAAAATTAAAATTAACCGCATTGTAAATAAAGAAATTGAAGTCGTTGATTTTGAACTTAACGCAAGCAAGTTTAATGCTGATAAATGCCATAAGTGCCTAAAACTTCAGATTAAAATTGACGGCGAATTACGAATTGTGTTTACCGGTTCAACGATGTTGATACAGGCAGTGCAGAAAATTCAAAAATCAATGCTTCCGTTTAAAACTACGATTATTGAAACCAATGGATTTTATCAATTCACTTAAAAATTACAATTATGAGACAACAACGCAATGAAATTCCGCCGCTGGTTGAAGAAATTGGTCTCGGCAAATGGCATTTCCGCTGGGATGTGCAGGAAAAAACACGAGATGATGAATCGAAATCGAAATACTTCGATTACAACGAGGTAGAACTCGACCACAAACCAACAGCCACAGAGCAAAAAGCAATCAAGGCACAATACGCGTAATTATGAAACTGTACAGGAATAGCACAGAAATAGCCGATGTGAAGGTCACCGATCAGTCGTACCAGGATGCCTCCGTGATGGCTGAAAATTCGATCAATGTTGAGTTTTTCAGCCAAACGGCTTTGGACATCCGGAAGGGCGATTATTGTACCGCTTTTTCGGTTCGATATACAGTTAAGGAGCGGCCTATTCCGGCCATGAAGAAAGGGATTTATCATTATCAGTTTAAAATGTATGCGCCAATACATGAGCTTGAAAAGGTTAAACTATTTCTTTACGACAGCTCCCGAGACCTGACCAAAAGCGAATTCAGCTATACATGTACACCCGCGCAGTTGCTCGATATGATTGTTGCTAACCTGAATGCAGTTCAGCCATTTGGCTGGACTGCCGGAACGGTTATAACCGGCGACGTGAAAACCATTACCATATCAAACCAGAATTGCCTCGAAGTATTGCAGAATGCCGCCACAGAGTGGAAAACTGAATACTGGACCGACGGGTACGCGATCAACATGTGCCGCCACGAAATCACGCCCGATCCGCCCCGGTTGCTCACCATTGGCGGCGGACTGCTGGCAATCGATCAGGAGCGGAACCTGAACAGCAAGGCTATTACCCGGCTGTACGCATTCGGGTCGACAAAGAACTTGCCTGCCGATTACGGTTCATCACGCTTACAAATGAGTGTGCCTTATCTTGAAGTGACTGGTGCGCCTTTCGTGGTTGAAGATGTACAGACTTTTGATCAAGTTTACCCTCGCCGTACTGGCACTATTTCCGAAGTGCGCGAGGCTTCCGGCATTTACTATTTTAAAGATTTCGGTCTTACTTTCGACCCGAACGATTACGAATTACCCGGCTTGACCAAGCATGTTGTCTTTCAATCCGGCTCATTGGTTGGGCTTGATTTCGAGGTAAACTATAATTCAGATACCGAAGAATTTGAGCTAATTGCCTACGAAGAGCAAAGCGGCTTGAGTTTGCCGTCATCACCATTAATCCCGGCCAATGGCGATACCTATATTATTTATAACATAGAAATGCCTGAAAGCTATAAAACGGCGGCTGTGGCCGAATTGGAAGCCAAAGCGCAGGCCTATCTAAACGCGAACCAGGATGATTTAATTTCGCTCAATCTGGCGCAGGATGAAGTACAATTTACCCGCGATGACATGACGCTTCAACTTGGTGAAATAGTCACCGTTCAGGATGATAATATAGAGCCGCTGACTGAAGGCAGAAATATCCGTGTAACGGCCTTTAAACGGTATTTAAACAAGCCCAACAAATACGATAGCATAAAGGTTTCGGACGTGGTTTATGTGAACCCTGTTACTGAAGTAAAGAAAACTACCGAAGAAATTGAAAAGGTAATTGAACGCGCCGGGATGAACAACCCTAACTATTTTTCCCGCAACTGGCGCGATGTGGCTGAAATCGCCAACATGATCAGTACACTAGGAGCCGAGATGCTGATCGTCGGAAAAATAGAAAACCAGTTCACGCTTTCGGGTATTTTTTTCACCGCCAATAAAGGAGGTAATAAAAACATATTTTCAGCCACATCCGGGCAATTGGTTCACTCGATGATACCGACCAGCGACGCTCCCGTGACCTGGGACATTGCCACCTTTGAAGAAACATTATCAACAGACGCAACAGCTTATTATTTATACGCAAAGTGCAGCAAGGCGAACACAAGCGGAACGCTGATTGCCTCATCTGTAGCAATAGGCTACAATTCAGATGCAAATTATTATCACTTCTTAATCGGAATAATTAGCTCTGTTCGCGGAAACGCACGCACATTTCAGACCACATACGGGTTTACTCAAATCAGCGGAAACCAGATCGTGACCGGTAAAATGCAAACTGCTGACGGTTATAATTTTCTCGATTTCGACAATAATAAATTTAAAATAGGAAATACCAGCGCCGGATTGGATTGGAACGATGCTGCCGCCAATACGTTGACATTGAGGGGCGCGCTAGTACAAAATCCATCAGGCCAAACCAGTGAAATAGGTATTTTCAGAGGTCAATACAATGCTGCATTTACATATTATAAAGGCGATGAAGTGGTACATGGCGGGTCATCATATCGTATGATATATAGCTCACCGATTTCCGGTGTTGATCCTCCGAATCTTTTGGTGTGGCAGGTAATAGCCTTAAAAGGAGACACAGGCGCATCTGGTAATTATATTGAATATCAATATGCAAAAAATGGAAGCATTACAACGGCTCCGGATATTGTAGTAACAGATTTGAATCCGTCCGGGTGGTCGGTAACTCCACCGTCAACAGGATCATTGGAATATCTCTGGAT